GGTAACCTAACGGTCAACACCAGCAACATGGTGATTGGGACTTCTACGATTGCCAAGCCTGCTCGTTGGCACAAAACTGTGTCAATGAACATCACAGTTGGCGGAGCGCGCCAGCCAGTGCTTAATCGTCGCTATGAGTACCTACGTGAGTATTGGCCTTCTCCTACGGAGACGGGCACCCCTGTCTACTACGCGGACTACGACTATTCCAATTGGCTCATAGCTCCAACGCCTGACGTAGCTTATGCCTTTGAGGTCTTGTACTATGAGCGTGTTCAGCCTTTAGACAGCTCCAATCAGACCAATTGGTTTACGATCTACGCCCCACAGGCTTTGCTTTACGGTTCCTTGCTTCAGGCAATGCCGTTCCTCAAGAACGACGAGCGCATTCCTATGTGGCAAGCTCAATACAAACAGATCATGGACACGCTTACTGCTGAGGATAAGTTGCGTCTGGCTGATCGTCAAGCGATTGCGAACGACTCATGAGCTACGTAAGCCCCTTCACTGGTGACGTAATCCAGCCAACGGACGTCAGCTATCGTGCGGTTACGCTGTCTGCTAACACGCAGTTAAACTGGCCCTCCAACAGCACCACCAACACCGACTACGCCTCCCGCATCATGCAGGTCACTGCCTCTGCTGGTAGCTTAAGTCTGTACATGCCGCCAGCCAACCAAACCTCGGTTGGTAACGACGCTCTGATTCGCAACATTGGATCAAATACTTTTACAGTCAAAGACTACGCTGGAACAAACACCATTGTGTCTGTAGCCGCTGGCGAGTCCAAGTACATCTACATAACCACTAACGCTACAGCTCAAGGTACTTGGGGTGTGATTGCTTTTGGTACTGGAACTTCTTCTGCTGACGCGGCAACCTTAGCTGGCTATGGCTTGGTTGCCAGTGGTGCTACGCTGAACCAAAGCCATCCTAGCGCGTCGATTACGACTGGAACGACCTTTGCTACCACCGACAGGGCGCAGACTCGTGTGTGGTCTAGTGGTGCTGGTACGGCAACTCTTCCAGCCGCGGCAACGCTTGGAAACAATTGGTTCACGCTGTTTAAGAACAACGGGACGGGATCTTTTATTGTTTCTTGTACTGGCGCTGAGCTAATAGACGGCAACTCTACCAAGACGTTTAACCCAACCGAGTCAGCATTTATTGTATGTACAGGAACTGCTTACGTAACCGTGGGTTATGGCGTGAGCAACCAGTTTGCGTTTACTGCACTTACAAAGAACGTGACTGGCGGATCTGTTCTGCTGACAAACAACGAGGCGGCAAACAACATTCAAGAGTATGTTGGTAACCTGACAAGTAACGTGACGGTGACGTTCCCTGCCGTGGTGAACTTGTATGTGATCTCAAATCAGACGACTGACAATGGTTACAGTTTTACAGTCACAACTGGGTTGGGGTACTCGGCGACAGTGCCGCCGGGGCAACAGGCCACACTCATCTGCGACGGAACCAACTTCCTGAACGCCAACACCACACAGGCTGGCGCCTCGACTGTTAGTCTTTTAGATGGCTCAGTGGGAACGCCTTCGCTTAACTTTGCCGCCGAGACAAGTACTGGTCTATATCGACCTAGCGCTGGTGAGCTTGCTATCTCCGTTCTTGGCACCAAACGTGTTGGCGTTACGGCTACTGGCGTGTCTGTGACTGGATCTGGCACGTTTTCCACAGGAATCGCTGGGGGCACGTTTACATGACCAAAAAGGTTTTTGCCCTTGATACGAAGGCTGGCATCCAGCGCGATGGTACTGTCTTTGATATGGACTTCTACACTGATGGTCGTTGGGTAAGGTTCCAGCGCGGTCGTCCACGTAAAATGGGTGGTTATCGTCAAATTGTGAACGATCTGGCAGGGCCTTCGCGTGGGATCTACCTTAATCCCCAACAGAACTTTAACAACGTGTTTAACGGCTATTCTGGTGGGTTGCAGGTGCTTCCTATCAACAACAGCGGCGTTGGTTCTGGTATTACGGACTTTACGCTGTCTAACTTCACAGCAAATGCCAATAATCTTTGGCAGTTTGACACGTTCTATGATGTGAGTGGGTCTGGGGATAATTTGCTGTTGGCGCACCCCGGCCAGAACTTGACCCTCATTGACAATAATACCAACACGCCTGTTTTGGGTGGTTCTGTCACTGGCACAACCATGAGCGCCATCGGTGTGTTCACCGACTCGGTGTACCTGAACAGCACCACGACCATGTACCTGTCAACTCAGGACGTTCAGATTGGTGCTGGTCAAACAGTTACAGGGACTGGCATTCCTTCAAGTACGACTGTTGTTTCAGCTAACCTGAGAGTTCCTGTTTTGAACGCAGTGGCGGTGACTGGCGTTGCTGGTCAATGTAATACCAGGATAAATTGTGGTGAAACCAGAGATAGAAGGGCTAGGAGTAAACTGTGCGTCTTTGCTGACATAGGCCACAACTTGGTTGGCATCTTCCAAGGCCACAACAAAGTGATTGGTAACACCGTCGCTCAGTGTTCCAGGAACGGCACCAGATGAACCTTGAGCTTGTGTATATGCAGGACCTACTACCAAAAATGCAGTGCCAGTCCAGACTTTTAACTGTTGGTTAGTGGTGTCGTACCACAGATCACCTGCAACGTTACTGGTTGGTGCAGTGGCTTGACTGGTAGCCGCGCTGATTGTTTTCCATACTGCGCCGTTGTAAACTTTCAACAGTAAGTTGCTACTGTCCCACCAAAGTTGACCTTCTAATGGGCTGGCCAGCAGTGCATTTGTTGGGTTACCAGAACTGGCTGGGCTTGAAAAGTTTTCTAGATGACGTAAAAAGTTCTCGTCTAGTAACTGTCCGTATCCAGCGTAGTTTTTACCCACAAGGGTCACGCTGCTTGAAGTATTTGTAGTACCGTCTGCCACTGTTGCAAAAACTGTGCCATCGGTAAGGGTAATTGTATATGCCATGGGGGTTGCCGTTCCTCTAGTTCAATATTTATACAGCATTGATATTGCTCAATGTCTGAATTCGCAAGGTGTAATCAATTTGAATTTGACGATTCAAACTCTTTTGTACAGGGTGGAAAATTACGTGGGTAATCAGACGCAGATTATCTGCGGCTCCGTTCCACACTTTTAAACCCAGTTCGTCAAACACAAATTCACCGTTGAAATTGGTGCTGTTGTCAAATGCCTGCTGCTCAGGTGGTTCACCGTAGTCCAACAAGCAAGTTACCAAGATGTCTGAATACACATTACCTGCTGTGTGCAACACAGTCATTTTGTTGTTTTCAGGATCTGTATCAGCTGCTGAGTTGTCGTTGACAACTTTAGCATAAGTTTGGTTGTACAAGTCAGCGTTCTGCCCTGTGGTATTTGGGGGCAAATATGTAATAACACCAGTGGGGTCTACAGAACTGCCACCGTTGCCAAACGCCATTTCATAGATGTAACCCAGATTTCTATCGCTCAAGGTTTGAGCCATAGCAATGCTGATGTTTTCGTAGTGAATAGCATTGTGGTCATCGTAAAAAATTTCGCCACTCTTGGGGTCATGTATTTTGACATGCCCGGTAATTTTGGCAAGGCCTGAAGTAATCATGCGCGGCCCTCCACGTAGGTTTTTTGTGTTTTGGGGTCAAAAATTCTCATGTGAGCCTGCACTGAAATTGACCCCTGCTCATTGGGGCGGCGCTGGGCCGCTGGTTTTGCAGCTTGTTGAGCGGGTTTCTGTTCGTTCTTTGACATGGTCAGTTATTTACCTTATAAATCGCCCCGGAGGAACCTTGCAGCCGTTGTTTGGCTTTCTTGCAAGCTCAACTCACGTTCAGCTTGAGTAGTGACCCCGTACCACCAGGTGCCCCTGCGAGTAAGAATTGTCACTTCTACGCCTTCTGCAGGCGGAGTAAGTGGGTCCACTGGATCATTGTTGGTTACAAATTCAATGGTCAGGGGCGAATCATCGCCACCGGCATCAGTGCAAATCCAGCGATATTGACTGGTAGCTGTGGTGTC